TGCCCGCAAAAGGCTTTATATCCCTGAAACAACTGGACGGGCAAGATGTTTCAGGGGCAGACGGCTCGATTGAATGCCCGGTCAATAGACATGGCTTCCAACATGATATTCACCGCCGGGGCGCTGGTCAGTTCCATCGCCGCCCGCCGTTGCAAATCTGCGGGGAACTCAGTGACCCTCGGGCAGGGTCTAGAACTTACCGTCCCGCAAGCGGTCAGCAGCAGTAGACCGCTGAGCAACAGTAGCAGCCGCATCGGCAGATTTCCTTATTTCCTGTTCAAGTTCAGCCGCATTGGCGCGAGCACGCTCACCGCCGGTCCTGCGCCCGATTGCCCACGCCGAAGCGATGGCACCGATAATGACGAGGATCGCCGCCAGCGTGCTCTGCAATTTGCCCCAAATAAAGGCCATCACGCATCTCTCTTTTTGAGCAGGTATATCGCAGCGAGCACGACCGCCCCGGCAACCAACGCCACGCCCACCGCCCAATGCACGCCGCTGAGACCTGTCAGTGCCGGTGCCGCCGTTGCAGCCGCCGCAGCCACGCCGCCCAGCTTGCTGACATCCACCGCCATTGAGCCCTGGGCCGGTGTGGCGGGCTCGACACTGCGAGAGGCCACGAAGGCACCCTTGGCCCATAGACCGGCTTCAGCGGCCCGCCTGTTGCTCAGACCGGCATCCAGTTTGTTTCCGTTGGTCTTGTTCCAGCGGGCCAACTCGGTGGGCACGGCCCCGTAATCACGACCGTTCAGCTTTCGAACCAGAGTGCTTTTCCGCATGGCACCGACGCCGACGTTGTACGTCCAACTGACCAGGGCAGCGAATTGATTGTCGGTGAGTTCGGCGCTGACCGCGCGAGACACTGCGCTTTCCGAAATCGACAGGTCGATCAAAAGAAGCTTTTCGGCGTCTTCCTGGCTGATCTTCATGCCTTCGGTCACGCCCAGCGTGTGACCGTATCCGATGGTCCAAACACCGGCAGTGCAGCGGTACGCCTCCAAACGGAGGCCCTCCCACTGCTTGATGAACGCCAGACCTTCGGGGCTGATACGGCGCGTCGTCATGACAGCACCGGCCAGACGACATTCCACGGGAAGCCGGGCTGAGACGGCACGTCGCGCAGGGCCTGCCGGTATGCGGCAAGATCGAAGTCGAGGCCGTTGCCTTCCTCCAGCGCCTTGATCACGCGCCAGTCGGTGGCGGCGATGCGGGCATTCCGATCTGCGCGCACTGAGGCGGCCTGCTGGGCATCTACGCGCGCTTTGTATGCCGTTTCCTGCTCAACGGCAGTCGCTTCTGGCGTATCGGTAAATACGGGACCAGCAACGTATTTTGTGTACCACTTGCCCTCAACCTGCTCGATGCCGTGCCGAATGGAATACTCATAAGGCGGCGTTGTTATGGCTTGTGGCCCCTCAAACACCAGATCAGCGCCAATGGCCCCAAGAACTTCTTCGGTCGTTTGATCCCAAGACGCCCCTGTAGTGGAGCGCGCCCATTCACGAAGTTCACTTTCGAGCATGGTTTGACCCGTGTCGTGGATACGATATTCAGCCATTTTGTGCCCTCTCTACGCAATTGCCAAAAAGAGATATGTGCCGCCACTGGCATTCAAAGCCGCAGGCGCTGCCGCCGTGACCTTAAAGCCGGTGGCGTCTGTATCAACATAGTTGGTGCCGGTGACTTCAGCGCCCGTGGTGTTTAAGATCAAATACGGATCATTACCCGAACTGATGCCGCGAGCGCTATCCCAGGCATACCAATCGCCTGTGCTGTCGGTGCGCTTAATTAACACAAACCTCGCGCCTGTTGTAAAGCCGCAGTTGACCGTTTGCAACGCGCCTGTGCCTGTGTAAGAGCCAACTTTGGACACACCCGCAACTGTGGCAAATAAATATGCTACATAAGTACCCCCACCATTTACGTTACCGTTATTTCCTAAACTAAACACGGAGCTTGTTGGTGTTGTGCTATTCCAGTATGTTGCGCTAGTAGCCTTTGCATCAGACAAGTTAAGAAACAAATATTCTGTATTGGCAATAACGCTTGAATAAACCGCCCAATCACCTATGGAGCTACGTTTTTTGACAAAAATTAATTGCGGAACAGCGGCAAGATTATGTATTTGAGTTGTATTTGATGCGGTCCCTGCGTAACATACCACATCAAAAAAACCAGAAGCGCGTCGAAAAAACCAATTAATATATGATTTTCCAAAACCATTAAATCTTACGCTGGTACTTACATTATACCCATTCTGAACAGCAAAAGATGTAATGTCTGTTGCTCCTGTATAAGTTTCGGAACCACCATCACTTGTTGCAAACCACCCAGCATTTGTTCCCCTGAGTCTGTCATAAACCGCATTTAAAGATGTTGCTGTTCGATCAGGATTTGCTGAAAAAATAAAATCCAAAGGGAATACAGCATTTGTTACAGTTGTATTCGTACCAGTGCCGGTACGCAACGCGGCTGTAAACACACTCGTCCCCACCGTTGGCGGCTTCATCGGGCCGCGACGGATGGCAATGTAAATGTATTGTGTGTCTGGATATTGAGAAATATTAAAACCAGTTGCATTTATTGCTAAAACAGGATTTGCCCCTTCTGCGCCTGAAGTTCCAGCAAACAATTGCCTACTGCCTGAAACAGAAACAGTTAATCCCCGCATAACATCGTAAATTGCATAATACTGACTGTCCGTTAAATCTTTAATCAAAACCCACTGAGGTTCATATCCAAGAGTAACGTTGGCAATACCGCTTGAGTCAGTAAAAAAAGTGTCACAACTAATAACATTTTCCGCATTGGACGCGCCAAATCCGCCAGCGTTGTGGGCAAAAATATAAGCTACATAAGTTGCACCATTAGCATTTGAAAGTGCGCTGGTTCCGACTGTAAATACTGAACTGGTTGGATATGTGCTGTTCCAAACAGTTGTATCCGAAGTTGGCGTGCCAAAATATTCATTTAATATTCCATATTGTTGGGAGGCAATTCCCATTCCGCGATGATACACCGCCCAGTTTTGCGATAAATCAGTTCGTTTTACTATAATGCATCCCGGTACTGAACCAAGGTTGTGAGCTATATTGCGGTTAGCGCCTGTGCCGGTATAGGTCACAACATCAAAAAACTTCGGCTGCTTGCGAAATGTCCAAGAGGTGTAAGTTTCGGCGTTGGTATTAATTTTGGCAAGAGCGCCAATTGTAAATCCAGTGGTACCAAACGCAGTCAATCCCGTTGCTTGGACTGTTTGCGGGCTTGTTGTATTGGAAGCAATATCAAACAATGCTCCGCGCGCGGTATCATAAATGGCATGATCGGTCGCCGCCGATCTGCTTTTCATCCAGACCATACCGCCTTTGGTGCTAAGGTCAATGTTGTTGGTGATGGTTTGAACCGAGCCATTACCGGTATAAAGCCACGTCGAGAAGACGTCCTCAATGTAGTTACGCTGTTGAACGGGCGTTGTCAGACCATAACCCTGAGCCGACAAAGCGCCTTTGGTTTTAAGGACGGGCATTATGTTTCCTCAAGCAAACCGGGTCTGGCTGGCAAGCACGGTGAAGGTGGCAGATGCAGTTTTGATGATAGTGTAAACGTAAACGTCAATACCGCTTGCGTTACCCGCAGTCGGAGCCGTCCCGCCTTGATATTTAGGTGTTACCGTCGTGCCATCGACCTGAAGCACATTGTTATAATAGGCGGTCGCGCCCTGCGTGACAAGGAATGCCGCCGTCACTGACTGTCCGGTTGCCATGGCGGTGTTCAAGCTTGTTCCGCTTGATGCCCGAAAATTTACCGTCCAGTTGGCCGAAGCGTTGCTTGTGTAATACAGAACGCTTTGCGTAGTAACATCGTAGTTAATCGTGCCGGTGGCAGCCGTCGCACTGATCGTAGTGACTTCAGCCGCGTTCGTAAGCACAGATGCCAGCGCGGCAGTCGTCCCTGCCAGCGTCAGCGTTGTACCATTTGTGGTAATACCGCTGGTTTCGCCCACTACCGCCGCATTGTCATACAGCAAACGCGATGACGTACCGCTTGTGATAGATGTGGTGCCAATTGTAAGGCCAGAAGCAGGGGTCGAGAACGTCAGCGTGCCCGACCCATTGGTGGTCACCACCTGACCATTGGTGCCGTCTGCCGTCGGGTACTTGAGCCCCGCCGGATTGTTCATAAGGCGGGTGACGGTGCCCGACGCATTTTTAGAAAACAGCGCCATGTCGGTGTTGGCGATGTTAATCGCCAGTTCGCCATCCGCAAGGTTCGTGTTGACGGGCACCGCTGCGCCGGTCGTCGTGCGGTACAACTGGATCGGCGTGAATCCGACGGCGGCCATATTATTTCTCCTGTTGCAATTG